TGAAAATGTTGGAGTTGGAACTACAAATCCAGGATATGTATTAATAGGTGATGAAGTTATCGAATATACTTCAGTTTCTGGAAATCTTATTGGCGGAAATATTTCTAGAGGGGCAACTCCAAAAAATTATCCCGCAGGGACTCCAGTTTATAAGTATGAACTTGGTGGAGTTTCACTCAAGAGAATTAATAAGACGCATTATCTCGGTGATGTAACGATTTCTGATCCAATTACTTTTGATTCATATCACGTAAAACTTGACATGGGATTAAGTGGAATTGGAAGAACTTCTGATGTTGGTTATCCAAAACTATTCATCAATCAAACAAAATCTGCTGGTGGATATGATATTAAGGCTACTCAAAATATGCCTTATGAAATTGTTACCCCGATTGTACAAAATCTAACAGTAAGAGGAACTTCATTAAGTGCTTCTCTAAGATCAGTTACTGGTTCAAGTATTAGTGGAAATGAGATTCCATTTATTGATAATGGATTTGAAAATATAAGTGTCAATAAACCAAACTACTTAGATAGCACAAGAATTATTGCTTCCAAGATCAATGAAAATGTAAAACTAACATCTTTACCTGGTAATAAGTCAATGAATCTCAGACTACAACTTGATACTGTAGATTCTAGACTTACGCCTGTAATTGATACGCAAAGAGTCAGCACAATCTTAACTTCAAATAGAGTTAATAGTGTAATTTCTAATTATGCAACCGATTCTAGAGTTAATACCATTGATCAGGACCCATCTGCTTTCCAATACATTTCTAAGGAAATTAACTTGGAAAATGGCGCAAGTTCAATCAAGGTTCTTTTAAATGCACACATCAATCAGTACTGTGACATTAGAGGTTTCTATGCAATCAGCGAAAAATCAAACTTTAATCCAGTCTTTGTTCCTTTCCCCGGTTACACTAACTTGAATACAAAGAACGAAGTTATAAGTTTTGAAAATAGTGATGGTCGTTCGGATACATTCGTATCTCCTACACAATCTCTTGGGTTCGAATCATCCGATATTGAATTTAAAGAGTACTCCTTTACTATTGACAAACTTCCTTCCTTTAAGTCATATAGAATTAAACTCATTCTAACATCGACTAATCAAGTTCATGTACCAAGAATTAAGGATCTAAGAGTTATTGCTTTAGCATGATATGAATTACTTGAAAGTTGAAGGATATACTCATTTGATGAGAGATGAAAACACAAATTCCATCGTTAACACAAATATGTCCGAATATCAAGAATATGTCTCAAGAAGGAATGCTAAGAATGAAGAGAATCAAAAAGTACAGAATATAGAAGAAGAACTTGCTAGTATGAAGGATGATATTGATGAAATTAAAATGTTACTCAGGAGTTTAGTCAATGGATCCAAATGAAATTCAACTAGAAGATCTATCGAAAAGTTTTGAATACATGAAAGCTTGCATTGAAATTGATTCTGTGGAGGACATTGAGCAAACTAAAACTATTGCAAAGGCATATATGAAATTATATCTTAAACAACAAGAAGTATTAAAAGACCTCTTAAAGATCAAACCATAAATATTTAAAAAGTAGAAAATAATGGCGCAACCATCTACTCGACAAGAATTAATCGATTACTGCAAGAGAAAACTGGGAGCGCCAGTTTTGGAAATCAACGTTGCTGATGAGCAGATTGATGATTTGGTTGATGATGCAATACAATTTTTCCAGGAAAGACATTTTGATGGTGTATATCCAACTTTTTACAAATATCAATTAACTCAAGCAGATATTGATAGAGGTAGATCTAGAGGAAATAATACTGCGGTTGGTATCGCTACAACAACAGCGACTGCAAACATTGTAGGAACTGCAACAACTTTTACTTATGAAGAAAATAGCAACTACTTGCAAGTTCCTCCCAATATCATTGGTGTTACTAAATTATTCTTGTTTGATGGCGCAAATACCATAACTCATAATATGTTTAGTGTTAAATATCAATTATTCTTAAATGACGTTTACTATTGGGGCGCTACGGAACTTTTAAGTTATGCAATGGTAAAAACTTATTTGGAAGATCTTGATTTCTTATTAACGACTCAGAAACAAATTCGTTTTAACAAGAGACAAGATAGACTTTATTTGGATATTGATTGGGGATCTGTAAATGTTGGTCAGTATATTATTATTGATTGCTATGCAACTCTAGATCCAAATGATTATTCAAGAGTTTGGAATGATTCTTTCCTAAAACCATATCTCACTTCATTGATCAAACGTCAATGGGGTCAAAACATGATGAAATTTACCGGTGTCAAATTACCTGGTGGTGTCGAATTAAACGGTAGGCAAATGTATGATGATGCTCAAAGAGAGTTAGACATTTTGATGGAAAAAATGTCTAGTACTTATGAGTTGCCACCTTTCGATATGATAGGATGATCATATGCTTAACCCATTCTTTCTACAAGGATCTGCTGGAGAGCAAGGATTAATACAAGATCTTATTAATGAACAACTTCGTATGTATGGAGTTGATATTCATTATCTACCTAGAAGATATTTGACCGAAAAAACAGTTTTAAGAGAAGTCATCGAATCTTCATTTGATGACGCATATCCTTTAGAGGCATATATTGAAAACTATGATGGATATGGAGATAATACGGTATTGTTATCAAAATTTGGTATTCAAGCATTAAATGAATTGACCATTACAATTTCAAGAGAAAGATTTGAAAGTTATATTGTTCCTCTAATTAAAAATAAACCAAATATCAAACTAGGAACTAGACCAAGAGAGGGAGATTTAATCTATTTTCCTTTGGGAGATAGATTATTTGAAGTAAAATTTGTAGAACACGAACAACCATTCTATCAGTTACAAAAAACATATGTTTATACTTTAAAATGTGAACTCTTTAGATATGAAGATGAGGTTATTGATACCAGTATTGATGAAATTGATGATACCATAGTTGGTGGTGGTGATACAACGGGTGGTATTGGCGGTGGAGTTGCTGTTACCCAGATACTGACAATGATTGGTGCAGGAACAACTGCAACTGCAACTACAACATTAGTCAATGGTGCCATCAGGTATATTACATTGACAAATAGAGGTGGAGGTTATTCTAGTGCTCCTACTGTTGGAATATCTTCTGCTCCTGCAGGTGGGGTTACTGGTGTTGCCACGGTATCAATGATAAGTGGAATTGTCGTATGTAATGATAATGTAAACCCACAAAATAAATCTGTTCAAAATGTTTATTTGGTAAATCCAGGATCTGGTTATACTGTAGCACCCGGAGTTCGTTTTATTGGAGGAGGTGGATCTGGTGCGGCCGCAACATCAATAATTGGAGATGGAGTAATAGGTCCAATAACAATAACTAATGCTGGTTCTGGTTATACAACAGCACCCGTCATTACATTTACAGGTGCTTCTAGTGTTTCTGCCGCCGCCACAGCAACTGTAAGTGCGGCTGGAACAATTACGGCAATTAATATTACAAACTCTGGTCTTGGATATGCTTCAACTCCAACAATAACTATATCCTCCCCATCTTTTGTTGGTATTGGAACATATCAATATAATGAAGTAATAACTGGAAGTTCCAGTGGTGTAACTGCAAGAGTAAGGTCTTGGAATTCTGTAACAAGTACACTAGAAGTGTCGAATGTAAGTGGAACGTTTACAAGAGGTGAAAATATTGTTGGATCTGCATCATCAGCATCTTATGTTTTATCTTCTATCAATGTATATGATATTAAAGATGCATATGCAGATAATTTAGATATAGAAGTAGAAGCAGATAATATTGTTGATTTCACCGAAACAAATCCTTTTGGAATGCCATAAATATAATTTATTATTTGATTAAATAGTATCATCAGGAACCAATCAAATGTTTGAATATTTTTATAACGAAATTCTAAGAAAAACAGTCATAGCTTTTGGATCTCTGTTTAATGACATTAACATTAAACACACAGATAATTCCAATCAAGTCATTGATGTCATCAAGGTGCCATTAGCATATGGACCAACACAAAAGTTTTTAGCAAGACTTGAACAGTCTCCAGATTTGAACAAACCAATTCAAATCACATTACCAAGAATGTCATTTGAATTTACTGGATTAACTTATGATGCATCAAGAAAGGTAACAACAACTCAAACATTTACTGCTGGACTTACATCTGATGGTACTGCAATTAAAAAAACATATATGCCAGTTCCATACAATATGCAGTTTGAACTGTCTATTATGTCTAAGTTGAATGATGATGCTTTGCAAATTGTTGAACAAATTTTACCATATTTTCAACCATCTTATAATCTTACAGTCGAACTTGTAGATACAATAAATGAAAAAAGAGATATTCCTGTAGTTTTAGAAAATATAACTTTTCAAGATGATTATGAAGGAAACTTCACTACAAGAAGGGTTTTGATCTATACTCTAAGATTTACTGCAAAAACATATCTCTTTGGTCCTTCACAAACAGCAACCAAAGATATTATCAAAAAGACAACTATCAGTTATATCTCTGGAGATTCCACATCAGTTCCAACACGAGAAGTTGTATATTCATCAGAACCAAGAGCAATCAAAAATTACACTGGTATTGTACTTACAAACCTCGCAAAAGATATTACTACTGAGGATATCCTAATTGAATTGAATAATGCTTCTTCAATTTCAGTTAATACTTATCTAGATATTGAAGGTGAAGAGGTTTATGTTAAATTAAAAACTGGTAATACTATTACTGTAGATAGAGGTAGAGACGGTACAACTATTACATCCCACTTAGCTGGAGCTGCGGTCAAGTCTATCACAACTGCAGATAATGCTCTTATCGAAGAAGGAGATGATTTTGGATTTAGTGGTTCGACATCATGAAAATGACAAAAAAATTTGATGAATTGAATAATACTTTTAATGTATCTGGAGAAATAGTTTCTACCGATGTTGATACTTCCATTGAAAAAGTAGAAAAAATTGCTTCAACTGTAGATGATATCAAAAAAGATTATGAGTATACCAGAGGAAATTTGTATTCTTTGATTGAAAAAGGGCAAGAAGCAATTAATGGAATTCTTGAACTTGCACAAGAAAGTGAAATGCCAAGAGCATATGAAGTTGCTGGCCAATTGATCAAAAATGTTGCTGATGCGACAGACAAACTGATGGATCTTCAGAAAAAACTAAAAGATATCGAAGAAGAAAAAGTTAGTAAAGGTCCTACCACAGTTAACAATGCACTTTTTGTAGGATCCACTGCAGAATTAGCAAAACTATTAAAACAACAAACTCAAGATGAAAACGTTTAAGCAGTTTCAAGAAGAGTGGACTAATAAATATAAAAAGAGTATTGATTGCTCCAATCCGAAGGGATTTTCTCAACGTGCTCACTGTGCGGGGAGAAAGAAAAGAGCAAAAGGTGAGCAGACTAAATCAAAACCAGTTGAATGAAGAATCCAAAGTTCTCCCACAAAACACCACATCTAAAAGGAAAACAACATCAGTTGGATCCTAATTTAGACTTGAAACAACTTGTTCATCACTCTGCAATTGAATTTGTAGATCGTGATGCTGATGGTGATGTGGATGTTTTTGATAATCCAAAGAAAGGAATTCCCGACGAAAATCCAAAGGATATTAATGTTGGTGCTTGGTCAAAAAAATTGATTGCTAAACAAAAGGGAGAAATTAAACATACCAAAGTTGGTATGGCCTATGAAGAAATTGTGAGTGAAGAAGGACTTCGTGATTGGTTTGGAAAGTCTAAATCAAAAGATGGAAAGTCTGGTTGGGTTAATGTGGTAACTGGTGGTACATGTGCAAGTGATGAACCTGGAGAAGGAGTTCCTAAATGCGTCTCTTCTGCAAAAAGAGCAAGTATGACTAAAGCAGAGAGACTTTCTGCAGCAAGAAGAAAAAAAGCAGCAGACCCTGGTCAGCAACAAAAATCAGGTGCTGCAAAACCAACTTATGTTTCTACAGATTCATCCAAAAAGAAAATGAAAGAAGAAATCGAAGTACAAGAAGCAAAAGATAAACCAGGTAAAGGTAGTGGCAAAAAAGACGCTTGCTACCATAAAGTAAAATCACGTTACAGTGTTTGGCCAAGTGCATATGCTTCAGGTGCATTAGTTAAGTGCCGCAAAGTTGGTGCGGATAACTGGGGAACTAAGTCAGAGGCAGTTGAAGAGCAAAGATATTGTCCCTTATGTGATAAGAGAGAAACAAGATCAGAGTGTTCTTATGGTGGAAAAGCATGGGATAAAGTTTCTATTAAAGATCATGAGTATTCAATGGCAAGATCTGAACTAAAGACTATTGCTGATGCGGTAAAGAGACTTCAGATGAAAGTGGGTAAGGGTGAGGGAGATCTAGAAGCATGGGTACAATCTAAAATTACAAAAGCAGCAGATTATATCGATACTGCAGCAGACTATGTTGCTAGCGGTGAAATGGAAGAGATGAAGTGTTGGCCTGGTTATAAGAAGAAAGGAACTCAAACTTTGTTTGGTAAAAAATACAATCGCTGTGTAAAGGCAGAAGATGTAACTATTGAAGATTTAGATGGCAATACTTTTGCAGAGGTTGTTGATGTAATTAAACCGGAACCAATTAAAGGATTTAAGTCCCAAGTAGATGAGGCAACTCGTTTACAAGCAGAAACTGGAAATATCATTTCAATCACAATTTCTTGGAGAGGAAAATATCATGGCATTCAAATGTTCTTTCCTCAAACAAAACTACCTACCAGAAATGAGATTGCAGATGAGATCAACAAAGTTTATCCTGGAGCAAAAGTAATTTACCATTCAGTTTCTGAAATTAAACCAGGTCATCCATTAATTAGAATTGGTTATCAGGGGGGATCAGCAGCGAGTCCAGGACCATCAAAAAAATATGTTAAACCATACGGTGAGCAAGTTGAATTTGATGAGGACTGGCAAAAAGTAAATCGTCAAGATAAAACTGATGGATTAAGTCCTGCTGCAGTAAAAGCATATCGCCGCGAGAATCCAGGTTCAAAACTTCAAACTGCTGTGACAGAAAAAAATCCAGAGGGGAAAAGAGCAAAGCGTCGTGCAAGTTTCTGCCGTAGAATGAAAGGAATGAAGTCAAAACTAACTTCAGCAAAAACTGCAAGAGACCCTGATAGCAATATCAACAAAGCACTTCGTCGCTGGAACTGTAATTAATAAGTAGGTTTTGTTATGAGTGATGTTTATCTTGGTAATCCGCTTTTAAAAAAAGCAAATACTCCTATTGAATTTACTCAAGAACAAATTCTTGAGTTTATGAGATGTAAGGATGACCCCGTTTATTTTGCGAATAATTATGTAAAAATTGTAACCCTAGACCATGGTCTTCAAACATTTAAACCATATCATTTTCAAAAGAAATTAATTAATAATTTCCATAATCACAGATTTAATATCTGTAAGATGCCCAGACAGACTGGTAAGTCTACTACTGTGGTTTCATTTTTATTACATTATGCAGTTTTTAATGACAATGTAAACATTGGTATTCTTGCAAACAAAGCAGCGACTGCAAGAGAACTACTTGATAGATTGCAAACTGCATATGAAAATCTTCCTAAGTGGATGCAGCAAGGTATTATTGCTTGGAATAAAGGTTCATTGGAGTTAGAAAATGGCAGTAAGATATTGGCAGCTTCTACATCTGCGAGTGCTGTCCGAGGTATGTCTTTTAATATCCTCTTTCTCGACGAATTCGCTTTCGTTCCAAACCATATTGCAGACTCGTTCTTT